GGCGACCCTGTCGTCAAATCTGCATCATCGCCATACATCACGCCAGCGACAGGTACAGGTTCGCTGACGACAATCTCAGGTATCTTCTACGGATGCCAGTACACGCCAGTTGGCGGTACGCCAGCAGGTCGCCGTACTTTCCCGGCACTGTCGGATCGGATGCCGTTGCATACGTCATCGATGCGCCGAATGCGCTGTTCCGCGTTGCGGCTCTTCTGACGCCCGTTCCTGCAACTGCCATGGGAAACTGCATCGGTTACTCGACCGGCGCGGGTGGCACGACAGTCGGTCAAGGTTTTTCGACGTTCACTGTCGATCAATCCCTTGTCAATACAACCGCAGCCTTCCAGTTGATTTCGTTCTTCCCCGGCATCGGAAACGGTTCCGATACGACGACGAATTACAATTGGGTGATTGTCGGCTTCAACAACCAACGCTACCGCGTGGCCCTTACGTCTGGCGTGGCGTAATCCAACAGGAGAACTGAACCATGCCCGTCGCACTGGCAAATATTCGCTCAGAGTTGCTCCCCGGATTGTTCGACGTCCGGGGCAGCTACGACATGATCCCGCGACAGTGGGACAAGGTCTTCAAGACGCACAAGTCTTCGATGGCCGTGGAACGATCGACGCAGATGGCGTTTGTCGCTCTGCCGTTTTTGAAAGACGAAGGCGCAGCAACTCAATTCGACAATGCGGCGGGCGAACGCTTCACTTGGGCATTCGTGCATATCGAGGTCGCTCTCGGTTACGCGATTACCCGAAAGGCGATCGACGATCTTCTCTACAAGGCGCAGTTCAATCCGACGAACCTCAAACTGCAGGAAGCCTTCGCGCAGTTTAAGGAAATTCAGGCGGCCAACATCTTCAATCTGGGCACGACGTACAATTCGGCTCAGGTTGGCGACGGTCAGCCCTTCTTCTCGCCTGTTCATCCCTTCGACGGTGGCACATGGGCGAATACATCATCGGTGCCGAAATCACTCAATGAATCGACACTTCTTGCCGACATGACCAACGTCCGCGTTCAGTTCGTCAACGAGCGCGGTCTAAGAATTCTGGCTCGAGCCAGACGCCTTGTTGTACCGCCGAATCTGGAAGGCATTGCTATCCGTCTTACAAAGACCGAGCTTCGTCCCGGCACGGCGGATAACGATGTCAACGCGATCCTGACCTTGTCCGGCGGTCTTCCGGAAGGCCACATCGTTCTCGACTTCCTCACCTCAAACTTTGCATGGTTCCTGACCACGAATATCGAGGGCCTTATCCACATGCTTCGTATTCCGTACGAGAGCGACATGTGGGTCGATAACGTGACCGACAACTTGCTGGTCAAGGCCTACGAACGCTACAGCTTCGGCATCAATGATCCACGCGCTGCTTGGGGCGAATTCCCGACCGCATAAGTTAGGAGCTTCGCAACATGGTTGACACTAATTTTCGCGGTCCCGTCAACTCGATGGGTGCTCTTGAGGTCGATGGTGCAACGACCGCAGTGCAGCCATTCGACGGCCCCAGCATGCTCTATCAGGGCAATGCGCAGCCGGATCTGCGCTCTGCCCCGTTTGCCAAGGACGGTTTCCGTCCGGCACAACAGCCTGCCTTTCTTGAAGGCTCTGACATCTTTGTCATCGACACGATCGTTCAGGCCAGAGCATCGACATCGATATCTGCTGCCCAGATTGTTACATCCGCTGTAGCCGTCTCTCTCGTAACGGCACAGCCTGCCGGTGTAGCAAGTGCGGCCAACATCGCCATCGGCGTTCCCATTATTCCGATCGGAACCACGGTCGCGACCTTTGCCGCGATTGCTCTTGATTTTGGCTATTCGACAGGAACGACCGTTTCCAACAGTTCGACCGTCACGGTTGTCGACAACACGCTGTTTCGTGTCGGACAATGGATCGTCATCGGCGGTGCGGGAAATTCGAGTGCATCGCGCTCGCTTGTTACGCAGGTTCAGACAACGATCGGAACCCTCACCATCGGCATTCTGCCGGTCGCGGCCACAGGTTTGTCCAACGTTCCAATCGGTCAGGCCAACCTGTTTGCAAGCGGAGATCTTCCACTCGGTACGCAATTCGGGCCGTCTAATCCAGTAGCCAACGCACATGCCTTCGGCGGTCCTCTTGGTGCCGGTCTTGCCCGTACCTACAATCCAAAGGAAATGTCATCGCGCAACGTCTCCATCCAGAGCGTAACGGCCATTGCGGTGGCTTACAGCGCAGTGGTTTCCGGATGGGATGTGTGGGGCAACCCGATGACGGAAATCATCTCTGCTGCTACCGGTCAGACCGCCTTCATGGGGAAGAAGGCATTCAAGTATATTTCCAGCATCACGTCTGGCACCACGGTTCCCGCCTCGCAGGCTGTTGCCTTCGGCATTGGTGATGTGGTTGGTCTTCCGATGCGAGCAGACTACTGGGAAGAGATCTACGCCACATGGAATGGCGTTGCCATGGCCAACTTCAGCGGTTTTGTGCCGGGAATAACCGGAACGACCGTTTCCAACGGCACGGCAGACGTACGAGGAACACTGCAACTATCGACATCGATCATCACTGGCGGTCTGGCGACAGCGATGTCGGTCATTGCCTCCAACGGTACTGGCCGTCTCGCGGTGACGATGAGCAAGACAACTCTCAGCCGCGTCTACGCCAATCCTGTCAATCTGGTGCCGATGTTCGGCGTCTCTCAATATACTGCTACGACCTGATAAGGAGAACTGACAATGAAAGCTATCGGCAAGAGCGCCAAGGTCGTTGCACCCGTGCAGCGGGCCAAGGGGGGGAAGACGCCACAAGTCATTTCCGGAAACAAGAACGTCATCGACGAGGCCGAAGAAGACAAGATCGGCGACAAGGACACAGTAGATGACCACAAGAAGGGTGGACGCGCCAAGAAGAAGAACAAGGGTGGCAAGGTTATTGGTCTTATGACCGGTGGCAATGTGCGTCCGCGCCTAGATCGACCGGGTCGCAGGGCTGGTGGCGGGGTTGGCGCAAATTCATCGCCATTGTCGACTGCGCACAATACGACGAGCAGTGGCGCAGGTTCATCCAATCCGACCGACACATACGGCGGTACTCCTAAGTAGAGAGACATGGCCAAACTGTCATCAAAGCGGAGGAATGCCCTTCCGGCTAAATCCTTCGCCGGTCCTGACAGGTCGTACCCGATCGAAGATCCGGGTCATGCTCGCAATGCCTTGGCGCGGGCTTCACAACATGCTTCGCCCGAGCTGCAAAAGAAGATCCGCGCCAAGGTCCACAAGAAGTATCCCGGCATCGCCATGAAGATGGACGGGGGGTCAGTTCATCAGAGGGCTGACCGGGCCTCGCGCAAACACTAGAGGGGCCAATGGCGAACCCAATTCAGCAGCAGATAACCGGAACGACAACAGGCACTGCCGTCATTCTCGATGCTGCGCAGACGCCATTCAATGTGTCTTTTGGTCTTGCCATCAACGGCGGAACGTGTGCCTACACTGTTCAGTTCACGCTCGATAATCCGAATGCCGCCATTGATTACGGTGCTCCGGGTTATCTGAGTTCATTCGTCAATTCGACGGTGACGTGGATTACGGACGCAAACGTCACTGCGGCAACGACAGTCGCTGCTGTTGGAAACTACATGTTTCCGGTCAGGGCTCTTCGATGCAGTATTCAGTCAGCATCGACAACAGGAACGCTGCAGGCGGTATTTACCGTTCTTCAGGGGAATCCGCCAAGTGGAGGTTAAATGCCTGCAGTTGGCGTTACGATACCGGGCGTTGGAGTATCTCTTGCCTGCGGTGCCTCGCTTGGTACGGCAACGCCATACTTCAATTACGGAGGCGAGTCACTTCTAGGAATACAGGTTTCTCTTGGTACGACAATCTTTACGGTGGCACCACCGGCTGGGTCCACCGGCATACTAGACTTCACTAGGGGTACGTCTGCCGTATACATCGTGCTCTTCGGAGGATTTCCATAGGCCATGGTTGACAATGTCAAAATCATAGATGGCGGTGCAGTCACCTCCTTCATTAGAGCCATACAGCTGGCTGGCGGAACATATGTCACTTACTCGATACCGTCGAAGATCGATGGCACGGCATACAGTGCGCCAGCCACGATTGCTTTATCAATGCCTGTTGCATTGCCGACAGATCAGGTTGTCTCGACACTTATCACCAACGCCAATCTGACTGCACTGATCACTAACGCCAGCCTTACGACACTCATTACAAACGCGAGCCTGACGGCCAGCATAACGAACGCGAGTTTAACGGCCAGCATTTCCAATGCCAGCATTACGGCGCTAATTTCCAATGCCAGCATTACGGCAAACATAACGCAGTCTATCGCGCTTACGTCAGTTGTCAGCGGAACTGTAACGGTAAACAACGCAAGTCTGACGGCACTTATATCCAATGCAAGCCTGACAACACTGATTTCCAATGCCAGCATTACGGCGCTGATATCGAACACCTTCATCACGGCGGCATTGTCGACAGCATACTTTACGACCAGTGCAGCTGTTGCTGCCAATACTGCTCTTGCCGTCGTAATATCTCCAAACGGACTGAATGTTAACGGAAGCGGTACGTCTGCCGGTGCAGCACCCGTCGTCATTGCAAATGACCAGTCTGCCGTAGCCATTATCCAGAATACGAAATGGCTTGCGAACGGGAATTCGACGACTGTTCTGGTTCCGGCATTCTCAACGGTATCGATGAGCACACTTGGCACGGCAGCCATTGTTGCATCCAATGCCACGGCAGCAATCAGGGTGGTTGCGTTACAATTGACAAATACGACTGCGACAAACTTCAAGTGGCAGTCAGGGGCTACGGATATAACTGGAGCAGCAGCCTTTACGACAAACAGCGGATATGTTCTTCCGTTCAATCCTGTCGGGTGGTTTCAGGCTGCGATCGGGTCTGCGCTTGTTGGAAACTCCAGTGCATCATCCGCGATCGGCGGATCAATCACTTACGTCCTCGTCTAGATGTCATGGAAAAAGACCATAAAACTATCACTGTCGAGCGCCCGACCGGACCTCGCATTACGGCATCTGATCCGAAATCCATTGGTCAGCTTGTTTCCATACGGGCGAGGAATGTTTCTAAGTCCGTTGTCTCTTCTGCGGCTACTATCGCGGTTGCTGCGTTTGCCGTTCTAACCAAGCATAAATTCCTGACAGGAATAGGTTCGACGGTTGCCATGACGGCGGCCACGCACTTCATCATATCGACGATGATGATGGGAATTATCGTAAATCCTCCATCCGGAGGCGGGGGAGGCGGAACGCTCACTCTCATAAACACTGAGAATTCAAATACAATTCAAGACCCGGCGGTTGTTACTTCCAATGTTCAGACAATAGATTGCGGAGGAAGTTGCAGCATCGGAGCAGCAGCCGCAACACGACGTGTTGTCTACACATACTGCTATCGCATAGCGGCAGGTGGTGCATCAGGACCAAATACGGTCAGCATTAATGTCGGCGGCGGCGGTGCCGTCTCGATGGGCTCGCCAGTAGCGAGCGGCAGCAGCGGCGGTATTTTCTGTGGCGTCTATATTATAGCGCAGGCGACCGGTACGACGGCAGTATTCACGCATGACTTTGTTGCTCTTCCAAATCCGACAGAAAGTGTTGGTGCGGTCTATTCTCTCACAAACTCAACGGCAGGAAATGACGATCCGTCGAGTGGTCTGACTGGTAGTTCTGGGCCTTCGGCGACAAAGAACCATGCCACATATGTTGTTGTTGCCGCTGGCATTGGTGATTTTAACATCGCGTCTTCGACTGTTACCAACCTGTCAAAAGACACAGACCATAACATCGGTTCTTCTGTGCAGTACACCGTCGCATCTCAAACCGTAATTCAGTCAACAAGTCTGGTTTATTCCATAACATGGAATACAACCGTCAACGTCGCATCTTGCGGGTTTGTACTGGCCTTCCAGCCATAGAGAGACTGACATGCCTGTTGGGTTTCCAATACAACTCTCTTCAAGACAGGCTCCTGCTGTGGGCGGATTTCAGCCAACCTACTACGTCTATGGGTTTTAAAATAAAATGACAGACGTCAGAAAAATCGGCATAGCATCAGGAATTCCCAACAGCGGGACAGGGACTGTATCAACACTTGATACTCTTGCTGCGGTTCAGTTTGGCTCTCTTACTCAGCTTGTTCGGCCAAACAATACAACGGCCTATGTTGCACTCGACAGCATATCAAATACATCGGTGATCGGATCTGTCACTGCTCTGGTTGCTACGATATCCGATACGATCGACGATCCTGTATCGGTTGAGGCAGTTCTTGTAAAAAGCAGCGACACCGGAATAGGCGGAACATCCCTCCGCGCCTATTTATTCAACGCCAATCCTACAGGAACAACTGGTGTTCAGGCTGGCGATAATTCTCCATGGTCAAACAAGCAGGCTGGACTTGTTGGTACATTGGCGGGGAAACTTCTTCTCTGCAATGACGGTGCGGTAGGTCGTCTCGTTCCTGAATATGGACAGACCATCAAGACGACGCCGACAAGCGGGGCACAGACGCTATACATTCAGTATCAGACGATAGACGGATTTACGCCATCCGCTGGCAATTCCACGGTCGATGGAACGATAATCGCCACACAGGGACGAGCATAATGCTAAGAAAATCCTTTATCACCATTGCAGCCATGGCTGTTGGGGGCAGCAGTGCTTGGGGGCAGACAAACGTGATCAATGAGGGTGTTGGTAGACCCGGTGATGCAGCATGCGGATCGGCCAACGGAAACTGCAATCTCATTCAATTGCAGAAATTCAATAACGTATCGGCGAGCGGTTCTCTGCCTGCGGGAACCAATGCTCTTGGAAGCGTGGTCATATCTGGCGGTGCTACGCTTGGTGCAACACAATACCGACTAGTCGGTGGCACGACAGCTAGCAACAATGCCAACGGTGTCAAACTATCATCTGGAGTAATCTATGATTTGACTGTCATTCAGCCTACAGCTGTTGCCGGTCAGTTGAAGATGTATGATGCGGCAACTACTACTCCAACATGCTCAAGCACAACAAATCTTGTTGTATCGTATCCAATTCAGGCAAATACGATCACTCCCGGCCTTCATCTTACGTTTCCTGTCGGCAAGCAATTTCTGAATGGAATTAGCTTCTGCGCAACCGGCGGCACGTCCGACGTGGATAATTCCAATTGGACGACGGGAATATCCATCAGCATGGATTACAAGTGAGAGGTCCACGCAAATGCGTAGGTTCTTCTCATCGCTGATTGTCATTGCTCTTTGCTCTCTTCCTGCATCGGCACAGATGATTGGCGAGGGTGTCTGGAAAGCAATTCAGTCCGCACCTCTTTCATTGACTAATACAGCGTCCGCGACGAATGATTCTCCATCTTATATATCGCAAGTCTTTACCGCAGATTGCGGCAGCACTTGCAGTATTGGTGCAGCCCCAACCGGGGCAAACACAAGGCGTGTTATCTTCGTTTTGTGTACCAGACTTGCAGCAGGCGGTTTCTCCGATCCAACCGCTATGAATATCAATGTTGCTGGCGGCGGTGCCGTCTCTATGGGTTCTTCCATTGTCAATGGTGGAAGTGGTGGTTTTGGGTGCACGGCTTATTCTAAAACGCAGAGTACAGGAACAACCGCTGTATTTACGGTAGACGTTACATCACAAGCGCAACCTGCAGATCTTTCCTACGCTGTATACTCCCTGAATAATTCCACCATTGCAAACGATGATCCAAAGCCATCACTGACAGCGCAGTCTGGCCCTACTGCAACTATCAATAATTCAAGTTTTGTTGTTATTGGTGCCGGATCGTCAGGTTTTAACATAACGAGCGACACACAAACGAATCTGGGAACGCCGGATACCGACCATACTTCCGCAAATTGCAATTGCCAAAAGACGATTGCGGCTCAGACAACGCTTCAAAGCGGAAGCGCGACTTATGCTATAAGCTGGAACGTAAGTGCAAACGTATCGTCTGGCGGTTTTATGATTGGCTTTCGACCATGAAAATATTTATCGCCATACTCATCATGATGATGGTCATCCCAGCGAATGCTGGTGGTGCTCGCCATGGAGAGCAGCAACTTATAAATATACCGACTACCGATTTTACTCCGTCTGACTGGGAGTATAATTCATCTCCGGGTCAGCCATATGCTCCGGGAACGAATGATTTTAATTATAATGTAAGTACAGATCCATCGACGGGGGCAGCAGCAATTTCTCAGGGAGCCTTTCGCTTTCTCTGCAATCACGATCATTACAATTACGACGATCCCATTCTTGCTCCCGGCGTCATCAACGGATCAAGTCATCTGCACGAATGGGCTGGAAACTTCAACGGAAACTACCTATCGACATATGCCAGCTTACGCGCATCAGGAAATGGAAGTTCATGCCCCGGAGGGCCGATAAACAGAACGGCATACTGGTCGCCAGCCCTTATTGACCCAACCAATAACAAGGTCGTCCCTTTTGACGATGTGCAGTTTTACTATAAGGGAAACCGCTATGCGTGGGTCGACACCAGCGATAACGTTCCGCCTCCGTCTGTTATCTCCATATCTGTAGTTGGTCCCCCAGCCAGAATTCTTCCGCGAGGACTTAGATATATTTTTGGGTTCAATATCAGCGGAAATAGCGGTGCAGGCAGTAATGACAGCAACTTCACTTGGTCATGTTCGGATGTTTCTGAGGGGTTACACAGCAATCTCAGTATTGCTCCAAATCACGATGATCCATGGACGCTAGTCGACCTTTATGCGCGATTGACGGCTCTTGGTATTCAATCAGACGGAGTTCATTGTCTTACGATAGTCAGTCGGGGTGACGCACCAACTTGCTGGACAGGACAACTCGACAGCCCCGATCATTTTTCGCATGTGAATGGTTCTGCCAGTTTCGTAAATGGAAAATTCAGATGCGCTGGGCCAATAGGATCTCTTGTTAATTTTAGCGGTATTTTTACTTATCAGAGAGGAACTGCAGATTTCAGTTTATGGTATCTTTCGAGCGACAGGGCTGTAGGGCACAATACGTTTGCAAACGGGCAGACGTTTCATCAGGACTGGTTCGGGGCGTGGGACTACCCTACGTTTGCGTACGCCCTTCAGAACTCTGATCAGTTTCTCAATACGTTCGACCTGACGCAGCCATCCCCAACCGGCTCTAATATTCAGAATAACTCTGGTGGCGTGATGGGCGATCTTGGCTTGTCGGTTGCTGGCGCTCCCGGAAATACTGGCGGAGGCGGCGTTATTATCAGCGGCGGTATTCCGGCGTTCCCGGATAACGAACTAGCCATACCGACAAGGGCACAGTTTCTTTCTCCAGCTAATGGATGTGTGCAGGCTGATAACTTTCTGGCTAGGACAAGCCTTACCGGTACTGATGCATCAAATGTAGCAACATTCATTTGCGGGATGGTATCCGATGGCTTGATTACTGGCCAGTTATTGCGCCAGTTTGATTGCGGTCCAAAGTTCGATGCAATCTGGCTCTTCGACCAGCCAGATCAGAAAACGTCAAACCTGAATATCTGCGGCACATATTACACCGTTACTCCTCACGGCAGCCCTGCTTGGAGCGCGACTGGTGGGTATACCGGAGTTGACGGGAGCACCACAGTCTACCTTGATCCGGGAATGGTTTCGTTTACCGGTCAATCCAATTTTATTCACTGGAATAATGACAGCAGTTCGCACCTTACGGCATGGAGCAACACATCAAGTCAGGATACCGGTGGTGTTGCCATAGGTTTCAATAATGGTGGGAGTCAGTTCAACTGGATTCGCCCGCGTTACGCAACGAATGTTGCCGACTATCAGATCGCTACTACAACGCTGGACACACCGGTAGCCACAACGGATGGCTCCGGTTTTTATGGAGTAGCGAGAAATGCACATAGCGGCGCAGGCTCATTGCTTGGTTACAAAAGCACCGGATCGGGTATCACTCAGGTATTCAGCGGTTCACAGACTGCGCTGACATCAGGATTGCAGCCATATATTCTGGCATCCAATGAGATCGGATCTCCTGCGCATGGTACAAGTAAACAGATAGCATCTGCGAGTGTTGGTGCAAATTTGTCATCGACGGATATGGCCAACTTCTGTCATCGTCTCAACGTATTTCATACCGCCAGATTTGGCGCTGCATCGGTGTGCTGATGATACTGGAAATCTTCACGGCTACGTTCATTTACGGAAGTGGTCACAGGACTGAGGATGTCGGTACATACAGCAGTCAATCCCAGTGCCAGATGATGACGGAAGCCGACTGGAGATCGGGAAAACTTGGCAACAGACCGAAAGACCTCAAGATTGATTGCCACATAGCCGGTAAGAATTACTACGATGGCGTCCAGATACTGATGAAGTCGCATGGGATGGCGGCACCTGTTCCGCCATCAGAACATCATCATCACTGACAATGTCAGTCCTCACTATGCCACTCACGTTTACTTCTGCGTGGAACAGTGGTGCTCCAGCCGGGGCAACTGCGTGTGTTACACAGGCGCGTGACGATATTGTATCACTTCTAGCCCCAATGAGCACCTTCGATGTCAATCAATTGGTTACAGTTGATTGGCAGAATCTGGGGGGTGCCGCAGCAAGCAGCAATCCGTCAGTCTCTGCTACATCATATACAGCACTCAGGAATGCCTATCTTGCTCTAACTGGTCTTAACAGTCTGCAAGCGCAGGCGTACACGCCTACAAATATTCCAGCATCGGACCCATTTCTTGCTGCAAATCCTTCTGCTGCTGTGTGGTGTACAGCAGCATTGGCTCTCTCACTTAACTTGTTCAACACATCTGGTTGTACCGTTACATTTAGTTCTGTCGCTGGTTGGGACACCAACTTACATGGAACGTCCTGCGGTAATGCATTCTCGATGTATGCAACAGCGTGGCACGAAATGACAGAATGTCTCGGCAGGTTTATGAGTTCTGGGATATGGGTAAGTAATGTCTATTTGCCGGGTGACCTATGGACATGGGACGTAACAGGCACTTCAAGGAATTTCACTAATTCAGGAACTAGGCTTTTACAACCAACTTCAGGAGCTACTGCAATATTCAACATGTCGCAGAATAATGGTGATCAAGGCGATGTGGTGAATTCCGGTTCCGGAAGTGCTTTCAATACCACTGATCAGGTTTTTCTGACGGACCCGATTGGGACCGTCCCGCCACCGGCAGGTAACAACATCGCTGGCGTTAGCTTCGCAGCACAGATTGCGGCTGATCTTCAGTATATGACTTTGATGGGTTGGCGTCTGTTGAACCTGAACCAAGCTGGTCTTGGTACTGGCGGCAATTCAGGTGTTAGCCTTATGCAGTTCAGGAGATAGGTATGACATCATCGGGCACATACGATTTTTCTCTGTCGAATGGCGAAGGCGTCATATCGGCATTCGAGAGAATTCAGGTCCGCGCTCCGTCTTTGCGTCAGGAGCATTTTCGCACGGCAAGAAATGAAATAAATCTGATGTTTTCGGAGTGGTCTAACAAACAGGTCAATATCTGGAAGACGGAATTAATCCCTTTGACGCTCGTTTCTGGTACTGCCGTATATGACGTTCCTACTCGAGTTGTAATGATTCTCGATGCCTACCTCACTCAGAATAACGGACTTACGACACAGACCGATATTTATCTAACGCCTATCAGCAGGACTGATTATGCCAGCTATTCTTCCAAGTTCACGTCTGGAAATCCGACTACGTATTATTTTCTGCGGCAGCTGTCTCCAACCATAACGATATGGCCAGTCATCAATACAAGCGGGTATGTCCTCAATTATTATGCATGTTCTCAGGTTCAGGATGCCGATATCCCGTCAGGAGAAAATCCGGATATTCCTTATCTATGGAGTGATGCATTCGTGGCCGGGTTAGCCCACAGACTGGCCCGCACCTATGCTCCAGCCCTTGAGCAGCAGCGAAAGGCAGATGCCATGGAGGCTTGGACGACGGCTGCAACCCAGAATACAGAAAATGTCCCCGTCAGAATGCCGGTCAATCTGGGGAGATACTACAGATAATGAGAAAGCACCCACGCAGAGCGGCAGTCGATTCCTCCAGTCCAAGGGCATGGGGTACTTCCGATCGCAATGGCATGATCTCAAATCTTGAGAACATGCAATGGCAATGGGATTGGCGTGGTACGGCTCTATCCAACCTGAGAATTCTTGTCTCGGAAGACGAACTGGATGAGCCACAAAGGCAGCTGGGGGCCATTATTCTTCCTCCAGATCCGCCTCCGATCATGAATGCAAGGCCAGAGCCGTATGCGATCGACGAGGAGTCGCCCGGTCCATATGTTGCAGAGGACGGGGTTTCAACGTACGTTACCGAGAATAGTGCCGTGCTTGCCACCGAATATGAATCATCGGGAAATTAGAGCATGGCTCCATCACTGAAATTCACACAGATAACGGCGGCTGGCGTAAATCTCGCCAGCACAGACTCTCTTATTGGAGTTCAGAACTCAACGTCTGACAGGACTTGGACGTTGGCGCAGATTGCCTCCGGTGTTTTGTCGACGGCAACCCTCAATACAGCGACAATCAATAATGCCACCATCAATACTGCGACCATCAACAATTCAATTCTTGGTACTGCGACCATCAACAATTCTACGTTGAATACAGCAGTCATAAGCAGGTCGACATTAAGCACAGCTACGATAAACACGGCTACGATCAATAATGCCACCATCAATACTGCGACCATCAACAATTCCACGTTGAATACAGCAACGCTCAATACAGCCACGCTGGTTAGCCCGACAAGCAGCAATGCTGTTCTTAATTCTCCGACGATCAACAGTCCGGTTCTTTCAACGGCTACGATCAACACGGGGACGCTGTCAAACGTAACGATCAATACGGCCACGCTTAATAATCCGACATCCAATACAGCCACTATAAATAATCCCACCATTAATACGGCTACTATCGGCACATCGACGATCAACAATTCTACGCTGAACACCACAACCATAAATACAGCAACAATTACCAATGCGACGATCGCAAGCAGCAGCATTAATCTTCTGAGGACACTATCTCTCTCTCAGGTTGGGTCAGCTGTAGACACTACAAGCTTTACATCCCGGTTTGTGAAATACAGGGTTACGTTCGACAACGTATGCCCTGTATCGACGGCAACTCTGACATGCTCTTTGAATATGCAGGTAGCAACTAGCGGAACGGCATTTGTTAGCGCCAGCTATTTGTCTAACCTGACAGGGTTTGCCGTAACCACGACTTTTATCGTTGGCACAACGAGCCTGTTCTATTTGTCTGGAATTACGGCAACTACATGTGTGGGAACGTCGACGTCATACGGTGTTAATGGATGGGTCGAGATCGTTAATCCGTCGAATGCCGTGTTCCGAAAAAGCATCAATGGCCAACTTAATTATCTGACACCCGGTGCAGTGAGTACGCTGACAAATGCCATGGTGTTTCCGTCTGGCTTCTGGGATGGGGCGGCTAGTGCCATCACTGGCATGGCCATAGCCTTCCAGACTGGTAACATCTCTACTGGCACAATCAGAATATACGGGATCGTCTGATGAGTTTGACATACGCAACGTTCGTTAGCTCGATTGCCAACCTTATGCCTGTCCCGGCGTCAGATCCGGGATACGTTCAGGTAATTCCCAATATTATTGATGATGCGGAACAGAGGCTATATCGCGAACTGGATTTTCTGCACACCAATACGCAAGACAGTTCGTCTGCGTTTACAGCAGGTATTCGTACGTTTCATATTCCGACACCGGCAACCGGTATGTTTGTTGTCGTTGAGGAGATAAACGTAATAACTCCTGCGGGAACAGCAGCTGATTCAGGAACTCGAAATCCACTCGTTCCCGCATCTACAGAAATGATCAACCAGATGTGGCCTAGTGTATCCGGGTCAACGGTTCCGACATATTTTGCTCTGCTAAATCCTGACGACATTATTGTCGGTCCATGGCCTGATGCCGCATATCAGGTAGAGGTAGTGGGGGAGATAAGGCCAAATCCTCTTTCGTCGACCAACGTGACGACAATCCTTTCCGTCTTCTTTCCTGATCTTCTTATCGCCGCTGGAATGGTGTTTGCCTGCGCCTATCAGAAAAACTTCGGAGCGCAGACAGATAATCCGCAGTCTGCAGTATCTTGGGAAAGCCATTTGCAGACACTTCTGAAGTCGGCAGATCTGGAAGAAAACCGCAAGGCATTCTTTGCGGAAGGCTGGTCAAGCGAGCAACCATCGAACATCGTGACCCCGCCAAGGACATAAGAAAATGCCCAATACAGTTAACAGGTTTCTCAATGTTCCTAATACGGGCGATTTGCCCGGTGCGTGGGGAACCACGGCAGTCAATTACAACATGTCTGCGCTTGACGGAACGCTTGGCGGATTTGCAACACTTGCTCTGTCCAGCGCGACAACAATTATTTTGGGACTACCGGCAGGTGCGGCGTTCACGCCCGGTTCCGGTCCAACACAGAGTGAAAACGCTCTTCTTAAGTTTTCCGGAACACTAACTGGCCATGCCGTTATAAAGGTTACGATGCCGGGATATTTCATCGTACATAACACTTGTTCCGGTACTAACACATTTGTTGTGCAACTGGCTCCAGCGTCAGGAACAGGTACTGCTGTTTGTGCCCCGCCGGGTAGAAAATGCCATATGTTTTTTGATGGCACCAATGTTGATTATGTTAATATGCCTGAAGTAGGTTCCGCTCTCGATCTTCACCAATCTTCAGTTGGATATCCGGTGTGGATGTCCAGCTGTTCAGTTATTCCATATCTTCTCAAAGATGGAACCGTATACTCTGCGGCGACATATCCGGCATTGGCGCAGGTTCTTGGATCGACATTCGGTGGAAACGGATCAACAACATTCGGCGTACCAGATGAACGAAACCGTATGAGAATTGCCGTAGATCCTAGCGGCAGCACTGGTCGTATAACGTCTGGAGTAAGTGGAATTGCCGGTGCCACAATGGGTGCTGCTGGCGGCAGTCAATCCCTTACAGCACATACTCATACGATTAATTTTGTTTCCGGAACCGAAAACCAGCAGCATACGCACCAATATTTTGCTTCAGCGAATAATAACTCAGCCACTGCTGGTGGCGGGTTTCCATGCAATGCTGGTGGAGGGGGTACTTCGACAGGGACAGAAGATGAGCAGCACAATCATAATATTACTGGAACGTCAGACAGTTCCGGTGCTGGTGGATCTCAAAATATGCCGCCATCCATCGTCAGCTTTGCTGCATTCATAAAGACCTGACATGCCGTTTGGCGAAGTCAAATTAGTTCCCGGCGTCAATGTCGAGAGAACACCGACACTGCTTGAAGCGTCGATCAGCCAGAGCCAATTGATCCGTTTCAAGGATGGTCTGGCTCAAAAATACGGAGGATGGAGCAAGTATTATCAGTTTGCCGTTAATGGTGTGCCGCGAGATATGCATGCTTGGCAGGATTTGAATTCCGTCAAGAGGCTTCTTGTGGGAACGACAACACAGCTTTCGATCATTGATACTTCCGGAATATTTACCGATATATCTCCACAGCAATTGACGACAAATCCTGCGGTTAATTTTACAACCACGAGTGGGAGCAATGTTGTTGAAATCGTCGACACCGGCATTTCCAATGTGACCGTTCTCGACTCGATTATGCTCAATACCCCGGTTGCTATCGGCGGTCTTGTTCTTTTTGGCCCATACCAGATTACGCTTATTACCGGAGCGACAAGTTACAAGATTGCTGCTGCGACAAATGCCGCATCCGGCGCAAGCAATAGCGGTGCTGTTCCGGTTTTCACGACGAATTCAGGGTCTGCTAGCGTTTCAGCCCTGATTACCGGGCATGGTCTTGCTGTCGGGGACACTGTAGTATTTCAGGCAACTACGACAGGAAACGGCGTAACCATTTTTGGCCACTACACAGCGGCTACCATAACAGACGCCAATAATTTTATTTTTACTGCTGCGCAATTAGCTAGTGCCAGCGGTTCGTTTTCCATGAATGGCGGTCTGGCACAGATTGTATACAATATTGCAATAGGGCCTTCTGCGACAGGTTCTGGATATGGTCTTGGGCCCTACGGTGCTGGCGGATATGGGACTGGCGTTACGCCTACAAGCCAGACAGGAACGCCTATTACAGCTACTGACTGGACATCGGATAACTGGGGCGAAATTGCTCTGGCTTGTCCATATGGTGGTGGCGTCTACCAATACGATCCTACAGCAGGATTTTCCAATGCGCAGCTTGTAGCGACAGCACCTCCATTCAATGGTGGCATATTTGTATCGACTACATTGCAGATTTTATTCTGCTGGGGATCGTCGCAAGTAGAGAAAGTTGGTGTCGAGCGCGATCCCATGCTCGTTAGCTGGTCAGATCAGGGGGACTATACGTCCTTCATTCCTCTGACAACTAATCAGGCCGGATCGTTTCGTATTCCAATCGGTTCAATTATTCGCGGAGGGATGGCCGTTTCCAATCAGAGCCTGTTCTGGACCGATCTTGATTTGTGGGCTGCTAACTACGCAGGATTTCCCCTTGTATTTGGTTTCAACAAGATCGGTGCTGGCGCAGGTGCGATATCCTCACATTCCATGCAACAGTTGCGGAATGGAGTTTATTGGATGGGGCCGACGAATTTCTATTCCTACAGCGGAGACGGTGTGAAGGTCATACCGTGTAACGTGTGGGACTTTGTGTTTCAGAATATGAATACGTCGTTTGGCCAGAATGTACGATCGATGCCGAATACAGGCTTTAACGAAGCTGGTTGGCTGTTTCCTTCTGCTGCATCGACAAACGGAGAGTGTGATTCTTACGTCAAGATGAACATCACCGATCCGGGTCAGCCTTGGGATTATGGCTCTCTTCCTCGATCGGCATGGATTGATCAGTCTCTTCTGGGAAATCCTATAGGAGCAACGCCTACAGGTGTCATCTACAATCAGGAGATGACGAGAGATGCTGACGGCGCTCCTCTCATATCATCATTCACAACGGGATATTTCTATATCGCGGAGGGCCAGCAGTATTCCTTTGTCGACCAGATTCTTCCGGATATGAAGTGGGATTTTTATGGTGGCTCATCCAGTGCGCAGGTAACGATCTCGGTCAATGCGATAAATTTCCCCGGAGATACGCCAACTGTGTACGGCCCATACACCATGAATTCATCAACACAGAATATAACCACCAGAATTTCTGCACGGCAAATGTCGATTTCTATCATGTCGGCTGATGCAGGAAGCTTCTGGCGTCTCGGCAAGATACGATATCAGTATGCACCTCTAGGACGCAGGCCGTAACATGGAAAATAAAGAAAAAAAACACTCTCAAAACAAGAGATGGGTTGCCAGAATTAAGGTAAGGGGAGACAGAATATCTCTCGGTCTTTACGATGACGTATCATCCGCACATCGTGCATATGCAGCGGCAGCCAAAAAGTATTTTGGCGAATTTGCCAAGACGGAGTAACGGCCACGGCTACATTAGACGACATCAACTCGACATTACAGAACATTGCGCGACAGCTTGGTCAATACAACCAGTCGCAGCAAAATGCTGTGCCGTTTGCTACCGCATCCTCCTCGCCAATTTCATATGCATTCAATAATATAGGTACGGCTACTGCCACCAATATTGTATCGGCAAACCAGAACAGATCAGGACTGATATTCCACAATCCGGGCGCTACGGCCAGCATCTACATCTATCCCACAAACATAACTGCTGCAGTTCCAACAACTACGACAGTTGGCGGATGTTTTGTTATTTATCCGGGATCGACACTGTCACTTCCCTCTCCATTGTTTGCCAATGTTAATGGCACATGGGCCGCTTTCACGCAGACCGGGTCTAACCAGCCATTTACGGTTGTGGAGTTTCTCTAATGGCAATGGAATTGATACCGGGGCCTAATCCTGTCTTCGGGACGCTTACTGCTAACACGCTTACTGCTAACACCGTTAATGGTGCGACGATTGATAATCTTCCATGGACGACATGGACGCCAGTGGTGACGGCTTCAGTAGGAACATTCACTGCTACGAGCGCAGTAGGTCGCTATAAACAGATTGGTAAAACAATAAGTTTTGGAGTTGCTGTCAGATGTATTACGGTTGGTTCAGCATCAGTCGCTGTTGTGTTTACCCTTCCAGTATCGGCCAATACTAGTGTAATTAGTATTGCTTCTGGTGGAAGGGAAGCTTTAATAAATGGATCTGCGCTTAATTGTCAAATTAATGGTTCGACGACGGCGTTTATTCAATATTACAACACTACCTTTCCCGGTGCGGATGGCAGTCTATTAAATGTTAGCGGGACTTACGAGGCACTATGAGGAAAACAAAATGCCACTAGCAAAATCATCCTCACCTGAAGCTTTCAAGTCAAACGTCAAGACACTCATGGGAGAGGTTGGTACTTCTCCTCATGTTCAGTCTCGCGCACAAGCATTGGCAATTGCTTACAGCCTGAAGAGACGTAATCGCGCAGATGGTGGCGGCATGCATGTCGGGCCGATCAAATCCACGGTTCCGGGCCGTACTGACAAACATGATATGGATGTTCCGTCTGGGGCATATGTTATCCCAGCCGAATGCGTATCCAATCTCGGTGAGAATAATACCGATGCAGGAATGGAAAAACTGCGTCAGGTGTTCTCCGGATCTCAGGATAGCATTCGCAAATACTTTGATGCCAAGCCCCCTTCAGGAAGGGCAATGGGCGGGCGAAGTGAGCATGATGGAAGTCCGGTTCCCATACGTGCAGCAGGGGGAGAGTACGTTGTTCCTCCTCACATGATTTCTGTTATCGGACATGGAAACATCAAACACGGTCACGAGACACTCGATAAATGGGTTCTGAAAAAGAGAAAAGAACACATCAAGACGCTTAAGGGTTTAGCCCCTCCCGCCAAGGATTAAAATGACAGAAGACGTTCGCATCGCTACCCGTAATGATGAGCAGGAGATCATTGATCTTCTGCATGTAATGCATTTCGAGAATGGCATGATGCCGCTCGACGAGACAGTCTCAAAGGAATTCTTCTCGCTAGCCTTCGATCGTAAGGGTGGAATTATAGGCGTGATTGGTCCTCCGGGTGATATTAGGGCCATGATTTATCTGCTTCTGACGAGGTTCTGGTACACAAGTTCGATGCATATCGAGGAGTGCTTTAATTTCATTCGTCCTGATAGCCGCAGGAATACCGGTCGATATGCTCCGACGCTGATCAACTTTGCCAAGAAATGCGCCGATGAAATCAAGGTTCCTTTGCTGATCGGTGTTCTCACCAATCATCGGATGGAAGCGAAAGTCAGGCTGTACAGGCGCTCACTTGGGACACCATCTGGTGCGTTCTTTGTGTATGGTGCCAACTGGTCATTGTGTCACCCGTCAAGTGAGGATTTCTGGCACGAGCCTCGTGAGGGTGTTGACGGCTGGTTCAAGGAAAAGAAGAAGTTCGACACGAGAGGCCAGAATGTTGCGCGAGAAAAATTAAAAACAGCAGCAGGCAGATAAATGTCAAAAGGAAGCAACAAGACAACTCAGAACTCTGCGACGTCGTCTTCTGTCGCGCCTGATCCGCAGGCAATGGCTGCATACAGTGCGCTGTTGTCCCGCGCGACGAATGTGTCGAATACGCCATTTGCGCCATACACGGGTCAGGAAGTAGCACCGACTAATTCTCAGCAGTTAATGGGTGTTGACAATACCAACATGGCTGCAATGGGGTTTGCTCCATATGCTGGTGAGGCAGGGTACAATATCTCACAAGCTGGAACGGCTGTAAGTCCTTCAGACATTAGTCAGTACATGGACCCGTATACGAGTAGCGTTATCAATGCCACGCAGGCTGATTTCGATACACAGAATAAACGGGCGCAGTCTGCCACTACTGGAAATGCAGCAGCGCAAGGTGCTCTCGGAGGAAACCGTGTTGGTGTTGCGCAAGCATTAACACAGGAAGGACAAGAGCGTGTTCAAGCTCCAGTTATTGCCGGGTTACAGAGTGCTGGTTTCCAGTCTGCAGAGCAGATGGCAAATCAGCAGAAGGCCAGACAGCTGCAATCCGGTCAGGTTATGGATGCGGCACAATTAGCGAATGCACAGCAGCAATTTGCTTTTGGCACACAAGAGCAGCAGACATCGCAGGCTGCAGATACCCAGCAGATGACGGATTACTATACGCAGCAGGGATATCCTTTTGCTACGGCTCAATGGCTTGCGGCTATTACGCTTGGCACGGGATCGCAAATGGGATCGACATCGACCGGTGTTGGGCAGCAGACTACGCAGGGTCCAACGCCAAACCAGTTTGCGCAGATTGGCGGCCTTGGTCTTTCTGCACTGGCTGCATTCTCCGACAAGCGTCTCAAGGAAAATATCAAGGAGATTGGCCGTCTTCACGACGGGCAGAAGATCTATCGATATAACTTCAAGGGAGATCCGCAGGTTCATGTCGGCATGATCTCGCAAGAGGTTGCAAAGAAGCATCCGGAGGCAGTCGGCAAGGTGTCTGGTTTTGGTACCGTCGACTACGACATGGCGACCAAAGATGCCATCAAGAAATGGAGTGGCGGATCTATCAGCGGCTTTGCAGATGGCGGCACACCATACGGACCTAATAGTCAAGGATGGGTGCCTACGATCGGCAAGATCGGTGGTGCCACATTGAATAATCCCGGCCTCCAGATGAGTTCGCCAAAGACAGATCAGCAGAAACAGCCTGATTATTCCGGCATGGGCAAAAATTTAGGATCTATCGGAAAGAGCCTTTACGACAAGTTTGGTTCATCGGATTCCGGGGATTCCGGGGATTCCGGGGATTCCGGATTTGACTGGGACTCTGATCCTACCGGTGGCTATGGCGGTGCAGGCCCCGACGTCACAAGCGGATTTGCATTCGGTGGTCGCATAGGGATGGAAGACGGTGGAGATCCTGTAGCGGCTGGATTTTCCGGAAGTATTATTCCAAGTTTTGACGACAGGTTTTCTGCCATCAGTGACGAGCCGGGAATGCCGCGTGAGCCGATCAGGCTTCCCAAGAGCGCAGGTTTTGACAAGACGGTTACGCCGACATTGACTGGTGTTGAGCCGTCGCCCACGGGGGATGACACTCCTCCGGATTTTCCCGGCGGCTTGCCTCCGTTGCCAAGAGGTAAGCCGGATACGGTTGGTGGTGTTCGATCGACAATGGCGAATGAAATGTCTCGCGCTGGCGGTCCTCCGGTTGCCATTGCTGGACTCAATATGGCTGTCAAGGATGAGAGCAATTTCAATCCCGGCAATGTGACGCTTAATGACCAGCACAATCCTAAGTTTTCCGGAACGGATGCCATGCATGCACATGGTCTGTTTCAGGAGGGTGGCGACGAATGGAATAAATACAAAAGTTGGTTGCAGCAGAAAGCACCTGACGCTGACTGGCGAGATCCTGCCTTGCAGACAAAATTCCTCGCAGAGAATTTGCGCGAGAACTATCCGTACGTCTGGGCCAACATGGTCAATGCAAAAACACCGGGTGAAGCAGCAGCAATATTCACATCAGGATATCTGAAACCTGCAAAGCAACATGAGGTTGCCCGCGTCAATAAGTATCTAGGAAGCGAGGGAGATACGACTGACAGTACTAACCCAGATCTTATGAAGGCTTCATTCCGATCAGGTGTTAGCGGCGGTCCATCATTGATGGGAGGGCCATCTTTCGGTGTTCCTCGTGGTCAGCCTCCGTACGTTCCCGGTGTAGCCGGTAAGGAGGGAGCGCCAGCGCGACCCGGCATGGGAGGTTTCAATCCGTTCGGCCTGTCGGACGAGGCTCGCCAAGGCATGATCAGCATGGGTCTTGGCATGATGTCCAATCGCATGGGCGGTCCCGGAAGCTTCCTCAATGCCGTTGGCACTGGCGGCGAGCAGGGCATGACGACGTATGCCAGTGCCAAGGCTGCGACGGCTGCGCAGGATGCGTTGGCAAGACATGAATCATTCGAGCGGGAGAAGTTTGAGCGTCCGTATTCGACGCCGACCATAGACCAGAAAATGCGTCTGCAAGAATTGCAGCAGCAGCACAGGTTCTCAGAGGCGGCTCGAGTTGCTGACATTCAGGAAAAGACACGTCAGCATAATCTGGCAATGCGTACGCCTGTAAAATACTTCACTGACGAGGATGGTGTATCGCATTATGCGATTCCGCGTCCTGCGCCGGATGGGCAAGTTGATTTCTATCCGATCGACAAGGATGGAAACATCAGTAAATCACCTCTCGGTGGATCGCTCAAGGATGCTGCACAGCAGAGCGCACCTTCTGAACTAAAGGCAGCACCTCCAAAGCTTCAGCAGGCTGGATACAATCCGGACGAGGGTCTTGTTGTTGCCAACAGCAAGATGGAGGCATCTGGACAGACATTCGACTACGCAAAAAATACCCCTGTCGTAGAAAAGGGAATGTACGTTCCAAAACCCAATCCTGTTGCTGGCCATTCTACACAGTCCATTGAAGCAGATGCCGAAAGATACCTACAGACGGGAGCATTGCCGCCAACCAGAAGCGGCATGAGCCCGACAGCTATTGCACAGCAGAAATATCGCACGACAGTGCAAAATTATGCCCTCGCAAAGGCTGCGGCTGCAGGGCTTGATGAAAAGCAGATCGTTACTGCACAACGTACTGCTCCCGGCATGCTTCGTTTTGTTCTTGGTGCAGACGGGCGGTCGACGGTTGCTCTTGGCACTGCCGTCAGGCATCTCGACACAGTTCAGGAACTGGCCAAGGCTTGGGCTGCAAATGATGTACAGGCACTTAACCGCGTTCGTGCAATGATCTCTCGCCAGTTTGGCGACAGTGCCGCGACCAATCTGGATGTGGCTGGCAGCATTGTCGGTCCAGAAATCATCAAGGCTATCGGTGTTGCTGGTGCCGGTACTGCAGAGGAACGCGAGACTGCAGCACGAGCATTCAGCACGGCACGAAGTCCCAAACAGCTTATGGATGCCGTGACGGTTACTCAGAAACTTCTCGGTGGTCAGCTGGAAGGCAAAAAGCGTCAGGCTTCAAATGCTGGCGTTTCAGAAGATCAGTTCAAGAGCCTTATTGGCGAACGTCCATATGAAATACTTCAGGGCGTTGACCATCCGAAGAAGGAGGGCGCTGCAGCTACTAGTGCAGTTCCACCGGGATCAATCCCCGGCACCAAGGCAGGCAAGAAGGTCTGGAAGACACCAGACGGCTCGTTTATTTCGCGAGAATAAAAATGGCTGACGATGATTTCGTTCCCAGCGATGACTTTGTCGCAGAGCCGGATTTCAAGCCGGATGTTCGTCCTACAGGGCGCGAGCGTGAACATGCGTATAGATCATCATTGCGTGAAGGATCGCCAGAGTTACCAGCTGGACAAGGCGCGTCTGGTCCAGATCTCTCAGCCGAGAGTGAAACACCCGGAAAGATGGCTAGTGAGTACGGTCAGATAGCCAAGGGTGCCATTAAGGGTATTCCGGCGGCAGTGTCTGGTGGGTTGGCTGGTGATGTCGAGTCGATGGGTCGAGGTTTCATCAATTCATTTGTAGATCCGAATAAGCCTGCGGTTTCCAAAGACACGGCAATCCCTACGACAACGGAGAGTGGATACCTTGGGCCGAAAGGCCTCAACGTCATGGCACCAGCGGCTAATCCGCTTGAGGCATTTGGCATGGGGGCGAGTTCGGCTGCTGTTCCGTTTTTTCCGAAGGCAGTAAAATCATTCAGGGGAAGACTGCCACCGATCGACAATCTTCCTCCCGGGCCTCCCGGCGGATCAATGGCTACGGTGCGTCCTGACACCAATGTTCGGCTACTTCCGCCGGAAGTTCCGCACACACCAATGGTTGCCAGTGGAAGTCGGGATCTTGGTGCTGCTGGTGTGAGTCCACTGGAAGGCGTCAGTCCAGAGACGATCACGCAATTGCGCAAGGTATTCTCTGAGGAAGGTGTGACACCATACACGGTCGACCAGCGTCTTGAGGAGATGTCTCCACACCAGTTTTTGGGAGAATTCTCGCCGAATACAGAAGCGCATATGGGTGCTGCGGCTGCGCCTCCGGGTCAGGGAAAACTGGATATTATCAACTCTCTGAGCCAGAGAGCGAATGAAGCAAAGGACCGGTTGCGATCGACGTTCGATACGGCATTTGGCGAGAATGAAAATCTAGCGCAATTGAAACGTACGCGAGAGATAGATCAGAAGAAAGCATCAGATCCTCTCTACAAGGCTTTCAAGGAATTACCGATACCGCCAACTCCGGAACTACAAGAATTGATGCCTCGCCTGCAGGCTGCCGATGCATTCGGCATTGCTAAACACAAAGCAGCAGTAGAAGGCATTAAGTGGGATAAGGATTTTGGCAGTGGTTATGGTCCTATCGAAGGCGGGTCTATGCCGACTGCACAGTCATGGGATTATGTAAAGCGGGCACTAGATCAGAAGATAGCAGACTCGTTTGATCAGTATGGGAGGGCAACTGACTACACCAGAATATATACCGGTCTGAAAAGCGAACTGCTCAATGCGATCGATAACCATCCTAATCCGCAAGTAGCTGGAGTGTGGAAGCAGGCAAGGCAAGCGTATGCTGGACCAGCACAGATATCAGAAGCGGAGAGGCTAGGAAAAAAGATTTTCACGCTCGACCACGATGAGTTGCCGTTTCTGACTGCCGGGTATTCCGATGGGCAGATGGCGGCATTCCGCAGTTCAGTTCGTAAGGAATTGGAGAATAGGCTTGGTAGACCGGGTAAACAGGAACTGCGTACGATCAATGAGGTACTGGCTCCAAATAACATACAGAAGTTTCGCTGGATCATTGGTGATGAGGCTACAGATAATCTGGTACGAAGCGTTGATCATGAATTCAATATGCATGGAGCGCCTACGAGAATACATGGTGGCTCTCAGACCGCATTGCGTACAGAAGCAAATAAGATGTGGACACCACAGGGCGCATCTGCACTGGAGCATGCAGGTAACCTGATCGATACCGGTGTTGGTTTGGTAACGCATCCTGCTGGCACAATCATCAAGGCAGGCAGGAAGCTTGGCATAACCAAGATGGATACTGCGCGAGAGGCTCGATCCGCAAAGATTCGCGACGAAGCAGCCCGTATATTTACGCTACAGGGTCCGGAGCGAGATGCTGTTATACGCTATCTTGCAAATCCGCAACCGCCGCGATTGACAGGAGGGCGCGTCCTTCATCGAGCCACTGGTGGACGAGCAGTAGGCCACAAGCCGTCGCGTCCGCTACTTATTGATGCCCGCAAGGCTCCTGACGGAAAGTTTTATATTCCTGATCCGAAGCGTCCCGGAAAATATCTACGGGTCGAGCAATGAAACTAACGCCTGTCGGATATAATCCATTCGACAATCCTGCGCGACGTGTAGCGCGGGCTGAAGGCGGCATGACACTGCAGCATACTGATCCGTTCCCGGAGAAACCGGAGGGGTACGAGTTTTACGGACCATCCGATGAGCCACCAAAGGATGCTGGAGTTGCTCCACCATCCAATGATTTTGCGCCAGATTTTTCCGGAACTGGTTATGGCACTACCGCAGGTATTGGTCCCGGAAACGCTATTGCCGGTGCTGCTCAAGGTGCTGCCGATTGGTACAAGAATCAGCCAAGCTGGATGGAGCAGGCTGGACAGCAAACACAGAAAGACATCGACGCCTACACCCAAGGCGGTCCAGAGGCGATGTTTGCCGACACACAGGGCACTCAGGATCTTGCTGGTGGATTTGTCGGAAGCACGACGCCTGCAGTAGGTGCCGCTTCTGTTGCAAAACCATTCTACTCTGCGATCGAACGCGCCATTGCTGAGACACCACAACCGAAAGCATCAGGTGAGCAGTGGGCTGCGACACTACGCAATCGACCGGGTGTCAAGCCTGAAGAGATGGAATGGACCGGCCTCGATGATTGGCTGTCACAGCAAAAAGGCCGGTCCATTCCATCT